CGGGTCCAAACCCCCCCCCCCCCCCCCCCCCGTTTTTAGCGAAAAAACAGGGGTAGATCTTCTCACGCAGGTCGATGCGTGGATTGTCGCCACCCGCGAGCTCGACGGGCAGGCCGAGATGCACGTCCGCCAGGCTGCGCGCTGGGTGCGCGACTGGCTGGAGCATGTGAAGGCGAATGCCCGCGAGATCGGCCCGGGCTCCTGCATCGAGTGGCTGCGCGAGATGACGCGCGAGGCCACGCTCGCACCGCAGACGATTCGCAACCGCATGAGCGCCTGCCGTCGCTTCGCCGGCTGGCTGCTGATTCAGGGGCTCATCGATTCGAACCCGTGGGCGCACGTCCCCAGCCCGCGCGGGCGCGCTGGTCAAGGCCGCGACGCATTCACCGACGCCGAGGTCGAGCGCCTGATCGCCCACGCGCGCGAGCAGGAGACGAAGGGCGCGTCGCCAGCCATCCGAGCCAGCGCGCGCAACCGAGCGAACCTGTACCGATTCCTGAGTCTCACCGGCCTGCGCCGCGGCGAGGCGCATGCGCAGCTGTGGTCCGACGTGGACCTCGATGCGGGCACGCTAGTGGTCAGCCTGGACAAGGCCCGCCGGCGCGACAACATCCCGCTCGCGAGCGCCGCGGTGGAACTGCTGCGCGAGATGCGCAAGGCGAAGGACGGGCCGAAACTGTTCAAGCGCACCGTTTCATACAAGGGGCTCGCTACCGATCTGGCGGCTGCAGGGCTATCTGGGCGCTACGGATTCCACAGTTTCCGCTGCGGCTACATCACCGAATCCTTTGAGAACGGCACCCCGCCGGAACTGATTCAGCGCCTGGTCCGGCATCGCTCTATCGACCAGACCCACCGATATTTGCGTCACCGGGAGCCCCGCCTGCGGGAGGCGGCCGAGAGCCGCGGCGGAAAAATATCTAAAAACTCTCCCCCGAAAACTAGTGCAGCCGATAGGTTCCCCTCGGAATCAACGATGGCCTACGGCGCATCCAACACTGCGAACACTTCGACGATCAGCGCGAGCTTCGCGCCTACGGCCGTTGATTCCATCACTCGCGCTGATCTTCGATCTGCTCGCAGCCGTTCGGTCCCGTCTGCTGAAAAGTGGGCGCTACAGGATTCGAACCTTCGCCCCCACCTACGGGCTGAACGGCTTCTGGAAGCGGCGCTGATGCTAACGCAGGCGGGCCACCGTGAAGGTGCCCTCGTGCTGATGCACCACGCCCAGATGCTGCTGACGCAGCAGGGAGCCGGCGATGGAGCAAGCGATGGAGCGCCTCCGATGGGGGCAGGTCGTTGAGGATTGCGGCGTTGCGGTTCAGGATCTCCTGAACGCAGGCCGGGCACTGGATGCGATGCGGGTGCGGCTGGTGATGCTGCACAACCTGCATGAGACCATTTCACTGCTTACCGAAACCCACAAGTCGGGCCGCATCGAGGCGCCGGCTGTGGTCGCTGCGGTCGATGCGATCCTGAACAAGTCTTCGCGGCCGCCTCAGGTGCCGCTGGTGTCTCTGGGCCAGGGCGACTACCGCCGCGACCTGTACGAGGCTGACGTTGTCAAGACCGAGGTCAAGAAAACTGAGGGTCGCAACTGGCTGCGCGAGCTGTGCGCTCGGATCGGGGGTGCTCGATGAGCCAGCAGGAAGTCGCCGAGCTGCTCGGCTGCGATCGCACGACGGTCGCCTACCACGAGAAGAAGGCGCTGCAGAAGATCCGCATCGCTGTCAAGCTCGACCGGGAACTGGCCGCGCTGGTGAAGGAGGCTCTCGATGAGAATTGAGCAGCTCCTGCCGAACCGAATTGTTGAGGACATGCCGGCTGCGGTCTATCACGCCGTGGACGCGCTGGGCTCGAGCACGCTGCGCAAGGTGCTGTCGGCGTCCCCCGCTCACGCGATGGCTGCCATCCGCAACCGCGAGGAGACCGCCAGCCAGCGTCTCGGCACGGCCCTGCATGCCGCGCTGCTGGAGCCGGCGAAGTTCGAGGCCCAGATCGCCATCGCGCCCGAGTGCGACCGTCGCACGAAGGACGGGAAGGCTGTCTGGGAGGCGTTCCAGCTGCAGGCCGAAGGCCGCACCGTGATCACCGCCGACCAGGGCGAAAGTCTGGCTGGCATGGTCGAGGCGGTGAAGGCATCGAAGGCTGCCGCCGGGCTGCTGCGCATGGCGAACGTGCGCGAGGTGTCTGTCTTCGCCACCGACCCGCTGATCGGGCTTCCGATCAAGGCGCGACTGGACGCATGGGCGCCAGGCGATCGCGGCGAGTTCATCGTGGACATCAAGACCACGAGCGGGCTGGCGTCGCGCAGCGAGTTCGAGCGCACGCTCGCGTCCTACGGCTACGGGGCGCAGGCCGCGTTCTACATGCGCGTAGCGCGTGCTGCCGGGCTGAAGGTGTCGGAGTTCATCTTCATCGCGGTCGAGACCAGCGACCCCTACGGCGTCGGCTGCTACGCGCTCGACGAAGAGATCGTCGCGCTGTTCGAGCCTGAGGTCGATCGTGCGATCGAGGCGTGGGCCGTGGCTAAGCGTGGTGGTGTGTTCCGGGCGTACCCCGACGAGGTGCAGAAGCTCGGCGCGCCGAAGTGGCTGCGCCGTCAACTGGAAGAAGGAGTCGCAGCATGAGCTTGGCAACCATCGACACCGAAACGCGCGCGCTGCTGGAGTACGCGATCCCGCGCGGCACTGACATGGACAAGCTCGCGATGCTGCAACTGATGCGCAGCATGGACCTGAACCCGCTGCGCAAGGAGGTCTACGCGATCCCCTACCAAGGGCGGCTGCAGATCGTGATCGGCGTGGACGGGTGGCGCAAGGCCGCCCACGCGACGGGGCGCTACCTGAGCGGCGAGGCCGTGTACGGCGAAGACGAGTACGGCGTGTTCTGTACTTACACCGTGCTCACCAGCGCCGGCGGGCGCTTCTCTTCGACCTGCTGGCTGAGTGAGTTCAAGAGCGGCAGCCCGCTGTGGGGGCGCATGCCCCGCCACATGCTCGCCGTCAAGGCCGAGGTGCACGCTCTGAAGCGCGCGTTTGGTCTTGCCGGGCCGACCGAGTGGGATCACGACGATGGCCGCGAGACCATCGTGGGCGAGCCCGTGCGCGCTGCGCAGGACGATCGCCTCGCCGCGATGAATCGCCTACTGACATCCAGCGCGGACCTCCCGACGGAGGTGTCCGCGGTGGCTCCCCAGGCACCGCCGGTGGTGGAGCAGCCACCGGCGGATGCTGTGGAGCCGCTCGAAGTGCTGGCCGAGCAGGTCGCCGAACTGGCGCGCGCATCTGGACAGAAGCGCACCGCGATGCAGGCGCTCGCAGCAGCGAAGAAGAAGGGCAAGGACGAAGCAGGCACCCGTGCGGTGCTTGAGGAGTGGCACGAGGCACTGAGCAACACCAACAACAAGGAGAACATGCGATGAAGCTGATCTGGGATAGCGGCGAAGAGAAGGCACGCAAGGAACCCACCACCGTCTCGCAGGAAGTGCTGCCGGCTGGGGAGTACGACGCCGAGGTCGTGAAGAGTGAGCAGCGGCAGTCCACCCAGTCGTGGATGAAGACCGACGCCAACCCAGAAGGCTGGGAACTGACCCTGTGGCTTGACGTGCACGTCAACGGCAAGCGCTTCCGCGTGTTCGATGGCATCCCTGCCACGCACACCGAGCGGACCAAGACAGTGCTGGCGTCTGCCGGGCTTCCCGTGCCAGCCAAGGGCATGAAGGAGTGGAATGAGGAGGTGCTGCTGGGCACCACGGTGCGCATCCGCACCTACCTCAGCAAGACCACGGGCAAGGCGAAGGTCGGCGACTACATCGCTTCAAAGTCTGTGATCCCCGTCAAGAAGCCGGGAACTGGCAAGGTGCAGGTCGATGCGTCTGACATTCCGTTCTGAACCCCCGGAAGGCCGGGGCGGTGGCGCAAGCCCCGCCCTGGCTACTTCCCCAACCGTCGGAGAGATCACCACCTTCTGGCTGGGCTTTGCCCTGGGCGCGTTCGCGCCTGCGGCGTTCATTGTCGGTGCGTGGAGCAAGGAGGCACTGCTATGGATGATTCCGTGACCTGCCCGCCGCGAGCGCGGCTACTGCTGAAGGCCGCCGACACCGTGGTCGAGCGTGGCCGCCACTACGGCCCGCCGCGCGAACACTTCGAGCGCACCGTGCGGGCGCTGCTGGCGCTGATGCCTGACCTGTTTGCGCGAACCCCAGAGCCCGAGGACTGGGCCAAGATGATGATCATCGACAAGCTCGCGCGCGACGCCGAGGTGGCGAAGGAAGACAACGCCATCGACATCGCGGGCTATGCGGCCTGCATGCATGAGGTGCGGGCATGAGTGACACCATGCAACTTCGACAGCAGGTGGCGGATTTGCAGGCCAAACTTGGCCGGATCATGGAGGGGCTAGAGGGCACCTGCATGACCTGCGAGCCAGTCGGGGTTCGCAATCAGCAGATGCAGCGGGATATCGCAACGCTAAAGGCACAGCGAAACGTAGCTAGGCGAGAGGTGTGCAGGAGTCGCGCTAGTTGCATTCAAGGCAAGAGCCCTCTGCACATTGCCGAGGCGCTTGGCTGGGACTGCTTCGCGGATCAAAACGCAGACACATCTGAACATCTGTAGCGGATTCGATCCGCTGGCAAGGACGCCATGACCACCACCGACACCGCAGCCGCAGCCGTCGAGGCCGCGTACCAGCTGCTCGGATTCATCTTCGACGCCGACGACCTGATCGAGTTCCGCACGCTCGGCAAGGTCGTCGGCTCGACCTGGGCGAAGCAGCGGGATGGCGCGCAGGCGATCGCCAAGCTCGCGACGCTGGGGCACGGCGTTCAGGTCTACTTCGGCGCGAACCCGCGCAAGCGACGCGGCGGCAAGGCCGACGACGTTGCCATCGCCCGCTGCCTGTTCGCAGACTTCGATGGCGGCACGACCGTCGAGCAGGCGCGCATCCGCTGGAGCGAGGCGTGCATCCCAGAGCCCACCGTGATCGTGATCACGGGCGGCGGCGTGCATGCCTGGTGGAGGCTGCAGGAGCCGATGGAAGACCTCGCCCTGTGGACGCAGCACCAGAAGGCGCTCGCCCGCCGGCTGGGCTCTGACCAGTCGGTGACAGACGCGCCGCGCATCATGCGCCTGCCGGGCTTCGTCAACTGGAAGTATCAGCACCAGCCCCTGTGCGTGGTCGAGAACTGCGACCCCGACAACGCCTACAGCCTGGACGAGTTCCCCGACCCGACGCAGTTCGTCGAGCCGGCGGCGGCACCCGTCGAGCCTGAGCCCGTCACCGCGGGCACCCTGAGCGACCTGTCGCGGCGGTTCTTGGAGAGCGGCTACCTGATCCCCGGGCGTGGGCGTCGCGACACGATCTACACCGTGGCCTGCGACATGCGGGCGCGCCAGTGGCGCCAGGGCGACGCTGAGGCGGCGATCCTGAACCGCGCACGGGCGCTGGGCCTGACCGCCGACGACCTGCTCGACCTGCCGCGCCAGATCGGCAACGCCTTCGCGAAGGAGCGCACGCCGATCCTCGGGCGGGCTGAGGAGGCGCAGGTGGTCGTCGATCAGCCGCCAGAGACGCCGCCCGTGGGCATCCGCGAGCTGCTGCAGCGCAACCCGAAGGTGCGCCGCCCCATCGTGCACGACCTGCTGCGCTCGGCCGAGACCATGAACATCATCGCCGCGCCGAAGACTGGCAAGTCGTGGATGGTGATGGACCTCGCCCTGTGCGTCGCGACGGGCCGCCCGTGGTTCAATCGGTTCAAGGTCGAGCGCTCGCCCGTCCTCCTGATCGACAATGAGCTGCACGAGGAGACACTCGCCGACCGCCTCCAGCGCGTCGTACAAGCCAAGGGGATCGCCCTGGACGATCTGGACGGGTGGCTAGAGGTGAAGAGCCTGCGCGGTGCCCTGAAGAGCTTCAAGAGCCTCGTCGAGGACGAGGACGGCAAGAAGGGCATGCTCTGCGCCGAGAAGGTGAAGCCCGGCCAGTACGGCATGGTGATCTTCGACGCCTTCTATCGGTTCAACTGCGACGACGGGGCAGACGAGAACGACAACGCCTACATGGCGCAGACCTACAACGGCTTGGACAAGCTCGCCAAGCGCCTCGACGCCTGCCTGGTCTGCATCCACCACACCTCGAAGGGCAACCAGTCGGACAAGGCGGTGACGGACGTGGGAGCCGGCGCAGGGTCGATGAGCCGCGCCGCGGACACCCATCTGGTGCTCCGCGAGCACGAACTGGCCGGGCACCTCGTGATCGACGCCGCCACGCGGTCGTGGAAGCCTCTGGAGCCGACCGTGGTGCGTTTCGAATACCCGCTGTTCCATCCGGAGCCCCTGCTGGCCCCGACCCTGAAGAAGAAGGCCAAGAAGGACGACGGCTGGAACGTGGAGCGGTTCGTGGACGAGGTGGTCGGCACGTCGGAACTGAGCACTGACGAGATGCTGGCACGAGGCAAGGAGCGCGGCCTGAGCGCCTACCGGGTGAAGGAGTTCCGGCGCGAGGCGACGGCTGGAACGGGCAAGCGCGGACCCCTGCTGGAGGTGCTCGGCGAAGCCCGAAATGTCACCTACCGGAGGTCACGATGAGCACTGATAACTATCTGTCGGTGAATCTGTCGGTGCAGACAGATACTCGAACAGATCGGGCAGAAGAATCTGTCGGTGCGTCCCTAAAGGGAACGCACCGACAGATTCGTTCTGCTGCCTGGGTGGACGAACAGATCGACCGACAGATCCGCCTCGGACAGAAAGCGGACCTTCGATGACCCGCCCCCACCCCACCGCCGTCGTCCGCGCCCTGTGCTCGCTGGAGACGGGCAAGAGCCAGGGCAACGCCATGCGCTCGTGGCTAGCCAACCTGTCCCGCGACCGTGAGCAGCTCGTGATGGCCGTGTGGGTGATCGTCGTGGTCTGCGATGCGGACCCATGCGACGCCTGCCTGAGCCTCGGGCAGCGCGACTGCATGGTCTGCATGGCGCGGCTGAAGTCGAACCCGGTCGAGGACGAGAACCTGCTGGCGATGGTCGCCTTGGTCTACGACGCGCTCGGCGTGCCGCCAGGGGGTAGACGGTGAACGATCCCGTGAGACGATGCGCGCATGACCGAGACGCAGCTGCGCTGGGGACCGTGCGACGGCGACCGCCTGACCATCGAGGACGGCGTGCGGGAGGTGCGCGTGCCTGTGGTCTGCGGAGTGTGCCTCGACGAGCTGCCGGCCAACCTCGGGCGCGACGTGTACACCGAGGCGATCTACCTGCCGGACGAGGCTGGAGTCTGGTGGTACGCGGGCCGGATGCGCTACAGCGATGCCGGCGGGAGCGCGTACTGGTCGCCCGCCTGAGCCCCCCGCCCTTGCGGAGCGCATTTCCCGTGGGAGAGTGTGCGCATGGGTAAGGCCAGCCGGCAGAAGGGGAAGCGCGGCGAGCGCGAGTGTGCGCAACAACTTGCGCACCACTGGAACGCACGCGATGCCCGTCGCAGTGTGCAGTTCTGTGGGCGCTCGGGCGATGCCGACCTGAGCGGCGTGCCCGGCATCCATGTCGAGGTCAAGCGATACGCCGCGATCAGCGCGCTGCGATTCCTGAAGCAGGCCGAGACCGACGCGACGCCTGGCACCGTGCCCGTCGTGGTGATGCGCGAGGACGCGGCGACCGAGTGGACCGTGATGCTGCGGGTGTCTGACGCCCCCGAGTTCGCGCGCCGGCTTGTGCAGCTGCTGGGCGAGGCGACCGTGCCCGTGGAGGTGAAGCCGTGAAGCGACTCAGCGAACGCAAGCGCGTCGAAGATCCGCTCGCCAGCCACCACTGGCGCGAAGGCGCATCGCCGGGCTCGAAGTGGACCGTCGAGAAGATGGGCCGGAACATCCACCGCGTGACCATGCTGGCGGACACGCCGCATGCGTTCGAGTGGAACGGGCTGCTTGCATCCGATCGCCACCACGACAACAGCCACACCGACCAAGACCTTGAGCGCAAGCACCTCGACGAACTGGTGAGGCGCAAGGGCGGCGTGATCGACTGCGGCGACCTGTTCTGCTGCATGCAGGGCAAGTGGGATCCGCGAGCCGACCGCAGCGCATGCAGGCCCGAGCACCAGTGCGGCGACTACCTCGACGCGCTCGTGCGCGAGGCGACCGAGTTCTACAAGCCATACGCCGACCGTTTCGTCGTGATCGGCCGCGGGAACCACGAGACCGCGATCACGAAGCGCCACGAGACCGACCTCACCGAGCGCTTGTGTGCCGGGCTCAGTGCGAGCGCGCCCTGCCCTGTGTACTCGGGCGGCTACGGCGGCTACGTCCTGTTCCGACTGATCACAAGCAAGGGCGGCTCGTTCTCGTTCCGCGTGCGCTACTTCCACGGTGCAGGCGGCGGCGCGATGATGACGCACGGCGTGCTCGACACGCGCCGGCATGCGTCGTTCTGGCCTGATGCCGACATGGTGATCACCGGACACTCGCATCACCACTGGACCGTGCCCATCGCACGCGAGCGCCTGCGCCAGTTCAACGGGCAAGCCGAGGTGGTGATCGACGAGCAGCTGCATGTGCGCATCGGCACCTACAAGGACGAACACGGCGACGGCTTCGGCGGGTGGTCTGTCGAGCGCGGCATGGCACCGAAGTCGAAGGGCGCGGTGTGGATGCGTCTGCACATTGCAGGCAAGCAAGGCGAGTACCGACTCGCAGCGGAGGTGACTCGTGCGCAGTGAGTTCCGCAGCAAGATCGCGGGCCGTACCTGGCGCATCGTGTACGAGGACGCGAAGACGATGGGCAAGGACTGGGGCCGATGCTGGCTGCCCGCCGGCCGGCACCCGCTCATCCAGCTGCGGCGCGCCCTGCGCGGCTACCGGGCGATGGACGTGCTGGTGCATGAGGTGCTGCACGCTGCACGCCCTGAGCTCGACGAGCAGGCAGTTGAGGCCACGGCCACGGCCATCGCGCGCGCGCTGTGGAAGGCCGGCTACCGGAGGATGGATCAGTGAGGCAGCGTCCGCCCAGGCTGCGCGTGGGCAAGCCGCGCGAGATGCCGATGGCTGTTGCCCCCGAGCGCGCGCCGGGCTCGACGCACGAGCGTGGCTACGGGTGGAACTGGCAGCAGGCTCGGCGCGTCGCGCTCAACCGCGAGCCGCTGTGCCGCTACTGCATGGAGCGTGGCATGGTCACGGCAGCCACCGAGGTCGATCACATACGCGCGGTGCGCGACGGCGGCGACAATGCGCTGGACAATCTCGCCCCGTGTTGTCATGAATGTCACCTCCGAAAGACGATGCGCGACGTGTCTGGAAGGAAACGGCGTCAGACCGGGGGGGGTGGCGATTCTGGCCCGCTATCGGCATGACCAACCTTCGGCACTCAACACACGCGGCTCCTAGTTTGCCGCATGGCTTTCTAGGAGCCTCCAGGCTGCGTTGCGTGGGGGGTGCGTGCGCCGTTGGCGGTGTTTTTTGCGCGCGTGGCTTGTGGGCGATCGTAGCGGCCGCGCATTTTTTGTATGGGACATTGGCGGCGTTTTGACGCCGTAGAAACGCAGGCATCGACAGCCTGCAGAGAGGAAGTATTCATGGGTCAGAGAGGACCAAAACCAACGCCGACGAGCGTGCTGAAGTTCCGAGGAAGTGAGAAGGGCATGGCGCGCGAGAACGAACCCGAGGGCAGCGACGGTCCCCCGCTGCTGCTGCCGTTCGTCGCCAGCGACGAGGTCGCGCGCCGCTACTTCGACCGCCTGATCGAGGATCTGCGCCGGCTCGGTCTGTACGCGACCGAGGACTACCAGGCGCACAACGCGCTCGCGCATGCGTCTGCGGAGTTCGAGCGGGCACAAGCTGCAGTTCAAGAAAAGGGTCTGGTCCTTGAAACGCCGCATGGGCCTGTTATCAATCCGATGAAGAAGGCGCGCGACGATGCGAGGGCTGAGGTCGCGCGCCTGTCTCGCTGCTTCGGCTTGACGCCGAGCGATCGTGTGGGCCTTGTGTCTTCCAAGAGAGCGAAGGGGGATGCCAGCGGGATCGAGTCGATCCTCAAGTCAAATACGGGCTAGGCGTCGAAGACGAACTGGCGGGCTCGCGCCCGTCGCAGGCTTTAGCGCATCGGCAACCGCGGCGAAGGGCGACTGGTTCGACGTGAACGAACTAGCGCGCATCGACAAGTTCTTCGGCCTGCTGTCGCATCAGAAGGGAATCTGGGCGGGCAAGGCGTTCGAGCTGCTGCCGTGGCAGCGCGACCTGCTCGGCTCGCTGCTGTGCTGGAAGCGCGCGGACGGCACCCGTCGCTTCCGTCAGGCGTACATCGAGGTGCCACGCAAGAACGGCAAGTCCACGCTGGTCGCCGGCCTCGCGCTGTGGCTGCTGCTCGCCGATCGCGAGCCCGGCGCCGAGGTCTACTGCTGCGCGAGTGCACGCGACCAGGCTGCGATCGTGGGCGATGCTTGCCGGCAGATGGTGCAGTCGAACCCGGCGCTCGCGAAGGCGGTCGAGGTGTTCCGCAACGTGATCACCTTTGGCAACAGCAAGCTAGAGATCCTGAGCAGCGACGCGGGCACGAAGCACGGCAAGAACGCGAGCGCGGTGATCTTCGACGAAGTGCATACGTTCGCAGATCGCGACCTGTACGACGCAATGGTGACTTCGATGGGCGCGCGTCAGCAGCCGCTGATCGTGTCGATCACGACTGCGGGCCACGACCGCGAGAGCCTGTGCTGGGAACTGCACGCCTACGCCGAGAAGGTGCGCGACGGTCTGGTCGAGGATCACGCCTTCTACCCTGCGGTGTTTAGCGCACCGATCGACGCAAACTGGAAGAGCCCGAAGGTCTGGCACAAGGCGAACCCCAGCCTGGGCGTCACCGTCACCGAGGCTTTCCTGCAGGGTGAGTGCGACAAGGCGAAGGAGCTGCCCGCCTACGAGACGACCTTCCGCCAGCTGTATCTGTGCCAGTGGACGGAGTCGAAGAAAGCATGGATCAGCACCGACGCTTGGGCGGCGTGCGCGTCGAGCGATGCGACCGCCGAGCGCCTCGCCGGCCGCGAGTGTTACGGCGGGCTCGATCTCTCGACGACCACCGACCTGTCGGCGCTGTCGCTGATCTTTCCGTGCGACGACGGCAGCGTGGACGTGCTCTCATGGTCGTGGTGCCCTGAGGATGGCATCCGCCGGCGCAGCCGAAGCGACCGCGCGCCGTACGACGTGTGGGCCTCAAAGGGCTTCCTGCACCCCACGCCGGGCGCGGTGGTGGATTATGAATTCATTGCCGAGACCATCCGCCAGTGCTGCAAGCGCTACGCCGTGAAGTCGATCGGCTTCGACCCGTGGAACGCCACGCAGCTCGCGAGCGGGCTGTACGGCGAGGGCGTGCCGATGATCGAAGTGCGCCAGGGCTACCGCACCCTCAGCGAGCCGGCGAAGAAGCTGGAGTCGCTGGTGGTGTCGCGCAAGATCCGGCACCCGAACAACCTGCTGCTGAACTGGTGCATCTCAAACGTGGTCTGTGAGTCGGACCCCGCCGGGAACCTGAAGCCCAGCAAGGCGAGCAGCACCGAACGAATCGACGCAGCTGCGGCGCTGGTGACGGCGCTCGCGACATGGCTGCACCAGAAGCAAGACGCGACTGGCCCGAGTGTCTACGAACAACCCGAAAGGACTATCACATGGCTCTGATCGACATTTTGCGCCGATACCTCGGCCCGACCCCTCCGCGCTCCGACTTCGAGGACACCGTGCCGATCGGCCAGCCGACGAGCGGCAGCGTGCAGTCGTATGTGCAGTCGTACTCCTACACGGGCGAGAGCATCACGCCGGCGCGCGCGCTCGAAGCGCCGACCGTGTTCGCGTGCGTGCGCCTGATCGCATCGAGCATCAGCCGCCTCGACTGGCAGGTGCTGCGCGAGACGCCCGAGGGCAAGGTCGCGGACAGCGAGCACCCGCTCTACAACCTGCTGAACTACGAGGCGTCCGACGACATCGGCGCGATCCAGTGGCGCGAGATGGCGCTCACCTCGGCGCTGCTGACGGGAAACTTTTACGCCTACATCCACCGCGACAAGGCGGGACGCCCGGTCGCGCTGGAGCCCCTGCGCAGCGACTACGTCGCCATGTACCGCGACGGGGATAACCAGCCCTACTACCAGGTGTGGACGGGCAAGTACACGGGCAAGAACGAAGAGAAGGCCATGCGTCGCTTCCGCGGCTACGACATGTTCCACCTCGTCGGGCCGACCACGTTCGAGGGCATGCTCGGCGTGCCCTTCATCCACCAGATGCGCGACCTGATCGGGCTGGAGCTGGAGGTCACAGAGTTCGTGACGCGGTTCTTCGCCCAGGGCGCCGTGCCCGGCGGCGTGCTCAAGATGCCGGGCCGCCTGAGCCCAGAGGCCAGCAAGCGCCTGCGCGATGCGTGGCAGGCGGCGCACGGTGGCGCGAGCCGCGCCGGCCGCGTGGCGGTGCTGGAAGACGGCCTGACGTATGAACCCATCACGTCGACCGCCCGCGACAACGAGCTGATCGCGATGCGCAAGTACTGCCGCCAGCAGATCGCGGCGGCAATGGGCGTGCCAGCGCACAAGGTCGGCGATACGGAAAGCCAGTCGTATTCCTCGAACGAGCAGGCGGACGCAGAGTTCGTAAAGCACACGCTGGCCGGCTGGGCTGCTCGACTGGAGCAGGAAGCCAGCCGCAAGCTCCTCCAGCGCGGCGAGCGCTACTGCACGCGGATCAACTTCGACAGCCTGCTGCGGGCCGATATGAGCACCCGCTACGCCGCCTACGCGGTCGCCGTCACCAACGGCATTCTGACCCCGAACGAGATCCGCGCGCGCGAAGGTCTGCCGGCGGTCGAGGGTGGCGACAGCATCCGCCTGCCCATGAACACCGAGGCGCCCGGGCAGCCCGCTCCAGCGCCGAGCGAGCCCGCTGCGCCGTCGGACGGCGTGCCCCCGTCTGTGGACGTGGAGCCCGAGGCGGTCGCTCCCAGCGTCGATCTCGACGCGCAGGAAGACGCTGATGCGTTCAACGCGGCCCGCGCGGCGGCGTCTGCGATGGCGGCCGTGCGTCCCGCGGTGGAGGGCGCCTTCCGTCGCCACCTCCAGCGGGTGTCGGACTACCTGCTGAAGCAGCGCACGCAGGCCAAGATCGACAAGTGGGAGCCACCCATCGACTGCATCGACGACGACCTGCGCGCGACGGTGCGGACTCTGGGCGGCCTTCTGGGCAACGAGGAGCGCGCCACGAAGGCGCTCGACGCCGCCCTGCTCCGACACGCCCGCCACCTTCGCAGCGCGGTGACGGCTATTGGCACCCTGTCCGAAACGATCGACGGCTGGCGCGACCTTCCCCAACTGGCGGCCGACGAGCTGCTGGAGATGGTGCGCCTCGAAACCACACACGCACCCCTGCTGGAGACCACCAATGCCAACCCCGAAGCCTGAAACCCGTGCCCTCGGCACCCTCGCCCCCGCCGCCGACCTGAAGGTGCGCGGCTACGCCGTCGTATGGGAACCCGCCTACGACATGGGTCGCGAGATGGAGCGGGTCGATCCCAACGCCTTCGCCCGCTCGATGGAAGAGCCCGGCGATATCGCGCTCCTGTGGAACCACGACACCGGCAAGCCCCTCGCCCGGGTGCGCGCCGGCAACCTGCGCCTGTTCACTGACACCACGGGCCTCGGCTTCGAGGCCACCCTGCCAGACACCGCGACCGCCCGCGAGGCCCACGCCCTGGTCGAGAGCGGCGTGGTGACGCAGTGCAGCTTCGGCTTCATGGTGCGGGCTGAGAAGTACGAGAAGGGCGTGGACAAGCCCACGCGCGTCATCCTCGACGCGGACCTGCTGGAGATCTCGCTCGTGACCTTCCCTGCGAACCCGGCGACCAGCGTCGAGGCTCGCGAGGCGCAGGCCGAGGCGGTGCGCCGCACGATCAGGCTCCTGCCGCCGCGTTGACCCCCCGCCCTTGCATCGCGTTTTTTTGACGCGACAATGGCGGCCAATTGAATACCTGCCGCGCGTGGGTGCCCCTGCCTAGTGCATGCACACCACCGCGCGAGACAGACCTCCGTGCAGCCCTCGTGGCGCACTGGCCTGCGAAGCGGCTGTTGAACTGGAAGACAACACCGCCGGGCTAGTGCGCCTTTTTCGTCGCACCCCGGCGCTAACCGGAGACTGCGATGGAGAACAAGAACCAACTGGATCGAAATGGCGAGGAGTACCGCGGGCTGTTCCAGCGCTACCTGCAGCACGGTCAAGGACGCATGACCGATGCGGAAGTGCGCGCCCTGAGCAACAGCGGCACCGGACTCGGCAACGTCATCGCCCCCACTGGCTGGAGCGATTTCATCGAACTGTCGATGCGCCAGGACACCATCCTGAGCCGCGTCCGCAAGGTGAACACCGCCGGCAAGTTCACGCAGATCATCAACGTCACCGACGCGACGGTCAACACCAACCAGAGCGAGGCCAACATCGGCACCGAGTCGTGGACTTCCGGCACGGCGCTCGCACTGCCCCAGCAGGGCCATGGCGGCAGCACGACCTACACCTTTAGCCTGAAGAAGATCACCGCCTGGACCAAGGTCACGAACGAGCTGCTGGAGGATTCAACCGCCGCCGCGAGCATCGAGGAGTTCATCCGGGCCGAACTGGTTGCCGAACTGATCACGCAGATCAACTCGCAGATCCTGATCGGCGACGGCAGCACCGGATGCCAGGGCGCGTTCAACTCGGCCAAGGCATACAGCCGCACCGCCAGCACTGGCGTGGCGACGACCAACAAGCCCAGCGACATCCTTGCCGCAGCCTGGGCATCGACGAACAGCGCGCAGTCGCCGCTGGCATTTGAGTCGTGGAAGAACTCGGTCGCGGTCATCAACAGCCGCCTGGCCGGATCGTTTGACAGCACCTTCTTCCCGCCACTGTTCCCGCTGTTTGCCGGAAACATGGAGACCGGGACATCTGTCGAAGGTCTGCCCACCATCTATCACCGCCTGTCCGCCACCACCCCGACAACCGGCGACACGCTCGTGATGTTCTTCGACCCCAGCAAGTACCTGCTGGCGACTTCGATGCGCGACTTCACCGTCACGCGTCTGACCGAGACTTTTGCAGCAAACGACCAAACGGCATTCGTCGCCAGCGTGCGAGCGGACGGCTGCCTCCTTCACACCAGTGGCGTGCTCAACGTGAACCGCGCCTGACCACTCCGCACGAAAGGAAAGACACCATGAAGAACTACAAGGAACTGCGCGAGGGCAACGACGCCCGCTACCGCGCCATGCAGGAAATGATCGAGTCGGCAAACGCCAACGGCGGCGACATGAGCGCCGAAGAGACCAGCAAGTTCGACGCGCTCAACGCCGAGTACCGCAAGGTGCAGCAGCAGATCGAGCGCAACCACACGCTGATGGGCCTCGCTGCCAAGGACAAGGACGCGGCCTTCATCGACGTGGGTCCAGACGCACCCGAAGTGCGTCGCGCACCCGCAGCTCGCGAGACCGCTCAGCGCGCCCCGCGCTTCGGCGACTTCCGCTGCAGCGATGATTTCATGCGCGCCTACGAGACCTACCTCAAGCGCGGCGAGCACACCCCAATGGCCGAAATGCGCGCTCTCTCTGAGGGTGGCACTGGCCTCGGCGACATCGTCGCCCCGGTTGAGTTCCAGAGCCGCATGTCCGAACTGCTGCAGAAGGTGGTGACCCTGCGCAAGATCGCGACCGTGATGCCGATGGGCTCGTGGAAGCGCGACATCGCGATCGAGAGCGCCCTTGCGAGCGTGAACTGGACGACCGAAGGTTCCTCAATCACCGACTCGCTGGCGACCAACCCGACGTACAGCAACGTGGTCCTGCAGCCCAAGAAGCTCGCTGGCCGCGCCGTTGTGAGCCGCGAACTGATTGACGATGCCCCCGCTCGCGGTCCTGGCTTCTCGATCGAGAACGTGATCACGAACAGCTTCGCGAAGGCGTTTGCGCAGACCGAAGAGGACGGCATGCTGAACGGCACCGGCGCGTCTGGACAGCCCACAGGCATCCTGACCATCGCGTCGAGCGGCCCCAGTGTGGGTAAGCAGCTGGCAGCGAATACGGCAATAACTTCCGCCGAGGTGATCGACTTCGTGTACAGCCTGGGTCGCGAGTATCGCCAGCATCCCAGCGCTGCGATTCTGCTGTCCGATACGGCTCTTGGATACATCCGCAAGGCCGCAGCGACTGGCGCCACCACGCAGCTCGGCTACTTCTGGCAGCCCAGCGGCGTCCTCGGCGAGCCCGACCGCATCATGGGCATCCCGGTGTACGCCTCGGCCTACGTCCCCGCGCCGGCCACCACGTCTCAGGGCTACGCCAGCGGCGGCGGCATCTGCGGCATGATCGGTGCATTCGACTACTGCGTCATCGGCGAGCGCTCCGGCTACAGCCTGCGCGTGCTGAATGAGCTCTATGCCGCAAATGACCAGGTCGGATTTGTGTGCACGAACAGGGTCGACGTGAAGCTGACGAACATGTCGGCGTTCAAGTACCTGCGCGGAGCGGCCAGCTAATCGGCTGACACTGCAACACCCCCCGTGGGAGGGAAACCTCCCACGGGGATTTCAAGGAGTCGCATGCGAGTCAAGATGCTGCAAACGGTCGGGACTGCAGACGAGGGCTTCGGCGAGGGCCAGGTCTATGACCTGAGCGAATCGCGTGCGATTGAGTTCATGTCTCTTGGATGGGCCGAGCGCGCCGACGTTCACCCAGACCAGCCCGAAGCGTGCGTGAAGCCGGAGTGCTGCAAGGCAACAAAAAAGGGAGCAAAGCGATGCTGATCACATGGCGACGAGAGTCACGCAGAACAGGCCCGGGCGTTTACGGTTCAGAAACAGCGTGCCGGTTCATCAAAGACCTGGCATCCGGAACCGATTCGCTCGATCTCGTCATCATCGGAGATAGCAACACGGGTTCCGCCTTGAGCGGAATGTGGGGATATCACGGCGGATTCAGCCAAGCGATGTTTGAACTTGGATGGAATTGCTACGGCCTTCCGATCTATCCCGCGATGACCATGTGGTCGCCATCGTCGTATGCACTCGGTGGATGGAACGCAAGCGCATTTCTGTACGCGCCAACGGGAAACCTTGCTAGCGGAAATGTGAGCGGGTCTGCAACCGCGTACAGCACTTGGACACCCGGAAAGTCTGCGACAGTCACCATATCGAATGCAAGTCCCGGCGTGATTACCTACAGCGCACATGCACTTCCGGTCGGTTCACCAGTCTTTCTCTCCACAACTGGTGCGCTTCCAACAGGATTGTCAGCAGGCACGACTTACTATGTCAAAACCGTATTGACTGCTAACACATTCACGGTTGCGTCTACGCCAAGCGGATCGGCAATCAACACCAGTAGCGCAGGAAGTGGAGCGCACACTCTGCGGACATGTCCGTGGGTGCGATACGGCAGCACAACTGCTACACCTCCAGCGCAAGACGATTGGGCCTACATCGCGAGCGGTTCATACTCGCAGAACTTCAACGCCGTTGAAATGAGCGTCGATCATCCGCTGAACAACACGGCACTAACGCTGTGGCATCGTGTTCGATTCGGCACTTTTACCGCGTCCGGTGGTTCGTTTCAGGCGCGAGCGCGTGCCTACGATGGAGGTCCAGTTTACGCAAGCGGATCGGTTCAAAGCACGCAGGGCGCTGCGTCGTCGTTTGGTACTTACGAATATTCATTTAGCGTCAGCGCACCAATCGAATACATGCACGCATCGTGGAGCGGCGGCGCGGGCGGCGCGGTTGGCCCCTGTGCAATTCATTCGCACACCATCTATTGCAAGCGCAAGGGCTGGTCTGTGACGAGCCACGGATATCTCGCTGGCTATGACAGCGCAACAATCAACAAGGTGGCTACACAAATTGGATCAACCCTGCTGCAAACGCATCTACAAGAATTGCGTGAGCGTCAGATAGCCGCGGGCGGCACGGGTCGAGTTCTGTTGATCAGTCACAGCGGAATCAATGGAAACGAGACTGCGACCGATTGGACAGATTGTCATACTGCGATCTGGAATACATACAAGGCAGCGTGGTCAGCACTCGGCTACCCAGCAAGCGATCTTGCAATCGTTTCTTTTGTTGGCGTTCCAGCAAACTCGGCAGACACCAGCAACAGCGGTTCGACCGGAAATCTCATCGCTGTTCGTGCTGCTGCAAATGCGTTGGCAAATACTCAACCAGATATGACTGTGATCGATGTCAAATCATTGATGCCATATAGCCGAGCGATCGTGGGTGTCGGAAATGGTCGCTCTTACTACCAGCGCACAAACAACCTGCCAAACGCAGGTTCTGACATTACGGTGCATCTGTCCGGCGGAATTTATACGGGTTCGACCCGAGACACATCTGATGGGTACACCGTTTTGGCGCATCAAATCATTCAAACTTTGATGAACAGCGCATGAAAACCAACCTGACAGACGCAGGCGCAGTTACCGCGGCCGTGAGCACCAGCGACCTTAAAGCGCACGCGAGGGTGTACCACTCTCAAGATGACGGATACATCGCCACGCTGGTGCTCACGGCTACGCAGTGCATCGAGAACGAGACCCGGCGTGCCCTGATCACCCGGGCGTTCTCCTACCAGCTGGAGGAGTTCCCCGCGTCTGGGCAGATCATCCTGCCCCGCTCGCCCTGGCTGAGTGTGTCCAGCATCACCTACACCGACACCGCCGGCGCGACGCAGACGCTGGCGAGCAGCGAGTACCACGCCTACTCGGTGGACAACATCGGCCGCGTCGTGCTGAAGAGCACCTCCTCCTGGCCGGCCACGCTGGGCACTGGCGCGCTCGACGTGACGGTGAACTTCACCGCGGGCTATGGCGCAGCCAGCGCCAACATCCCCGCCGCCCTGCGCCACGCCGTG